GCGAGGCTCTAGGCGAGGCGTGAGCGTCTAGGCGAGGCGTGAGCGTCTAGGTGAGGCGTGAGGCACAGCGAGGCTCTAGGCGAGGCGTGAAAGGTCAAGAGGTCAAGAGGTCAAGATCTGGGGATTAGCCATAACGGGAATAAAATGACACGGGTTGGCTTTTTAGAACAATGCTTGACATCTCATTATCAGTAGGCTACGCTCTTATTGCCAAGATGAACATCAACCAACATCAACCAACATCAACCGAGAGGACACAATGAACAGGACACTTAGAGGGTTAGTGGTGATAGGGATAGTCGGCATCTTTGCTATGGTTCTGTCCCAACAGCAAGAGAGTGGCTTTACCTGCTCTCCGAATAGGCAAGTAGTCAAGTCTGGCGACACGATATATCACATAGTCCGTAGAAACTGCACGGGTGATACACAGAAGGTAACTGACAGCGTTGTAGATACCTATGGTTCTGGCATCTATGTAGGGCAGGTCATCTACCTACCAACAACAGAGAAGTGTGGCGTGATACCTAATGAGACTAAAGAGACGCAGAGAGGTTGCTAATTGCATGAGGTCGCCACAACAGCAAGAGGTGGAGTGTCGCACCGCTACATCAGTCGGAGGACAGAGCCAAAGAGTTCGCACGGGTGCGATAATTCGGTGTTACTGTGAGTATGTCGTCGCAGGGAATTTCCTTTCCTTTCGCCCTGCGACGGCACTAAACCATTGAGTGTGCATCAAACCCAATGTCTTTCAGCCCGTCAACAAGTACTGCATAAAATGCCTTCTGTTCGCTGCCCATCTTCTCTTCGTCAAAGCCTACGATATCCAGTTCTAATGCCTTGCTGAATAGCAATGGATACATACGTGGCGGCCCCCTCACCAATGTTGTGCCTGGAGTGAACACCTCCTCGTCCCACACCACCTGTCGTGGCACAGAAACGACATACGACTTGCTAACAAATGAGATTTCGTCCCCAGCCACATGGGTGACTGTTATGCACTCCTTTATCGTCTTGTTCCCGTTTGCAAACTCCCTAACAAAGTCCACTCCATCTGTATCCGATGGAGAGTCACTCACATACCCCTCGGCAACCATGCTTAGCGCATCAACACCCCAGCCCTGTCTCATCACCGCCACAGCATCTCCGCACTTCCGTAGTCGGACCATGTTGCTCTTCTTCCGGAGCCGGTCAGTCATCCGGCATATAACGACGAGATCCGGGCCCTTCCATCCATACAGCACCTGGGACAGGTCTTCCCCTATCCCGTATTGAAGCACCAAATCGGACTTGGCCTCTACTGCGGTGACGAGAACGATAGTGAGCTTGGACATCCGGTCCTCATAGCGTCCGTTCATTTTCGTAGTTTAGGCCACGGGTGCGTTCCCTAGTGGCACCACCTATACGACTAGTATCTACCCCATGACAACAAACAAGAAAGCCCCACAGAAGAAAGCAACACCCAAGAAGACGACAGCAAAGGTTGCCGTAGCAAAACCGGTTGCGCCGCCGATCGTAAATATCACGGTCGCACCAGTCGTTAAACCAAAGAAGAAAACCTGGTGGAACCGTTTATTTGGGTAACCATCCAAGGCATGCTGTACTTCCCCACGCTGGGGCCCATCTTCACTCCGAATGGCGTAATGCGCCAGCGATCAATCGCCCCATGAACCTGTTCTACAACGTTGCGCTTGATCATCTGATTTAGGCACTGAATGGTCTTCTCTTCGTCGCCGAACCTAAGTGCATTGTGATTGAGTAGATCGGCGTGAGTGAACAGGTTGTTCCTCTGTTGCCGTTTTGTTATTCCGAAGTAATAGATAGATGTGATGTTGGGATTATTGCTAATCCATTGTGGCGTGTCCATTAGTAATCGTTCATGATGGCTCGCATGGCGTTACCGCGTGCGCCGTGCACGGTATTTATTCGCGACAGTTGCTTTTGTTTGTTTTTACCAAGAGCGTAAAGAGCATGATCCCCCCATGACGTGATCTGGTAGAAGACACGACTATTGTCGTTCATCTTATCCAAGAAGCCATTCCGATGCAGAGTATCTAGACTGCGTTGAGAATCCTTGCACATTCGCGCCCGATGCAACTGCATCGCGTTGTAATCAACACGGGTGAACCATGTCTTCTTCATCTTTGCGTAGCACAGCACTGTGTACGGTTTCCCGCCATATTTTAAGGAAGTCCCTATCGCCTGGGGTCGACTGGCAGTCTCGTTATGTATAGTCATTACATAAACCCTATCCGCCTCTAGGGAATAGAACAACCCGGTAGTCAGTTATCTCGGATTACCACAATCCCTCAATGAACACATGAGTCTCTGGGGATATTACATTCTTGTGAAATGGGTCATGCAGTGTTCCGCGCAGGGCTTCTGCCACATCCGGTCGTACATTGCTTGCCATATTGAAAAACATTTGGCCATATCGCCACTTCCCCGGGGTGAGCCTATTTTGCTTCTCATACTTAATGCTGACATCGGCAATGAAATCCGAATAGGAAAGATAATCCGTCACGGGTTACTTTAAGCGCTTTCCGCATAGCGTGCATGTATCAGACCAGGAATATGTGCGCCGATACTCTCGTGGATGCTGGCACTCAAGAAACGATGAAGCTTCATTGCAGGCAGTTCGCACAAACTCCGATAGCGATACCCCTTTATGCTCTGCGGCCCTCTGCCAAAGATCTTTATCTTTATCGGTAGCCCTAATCAATACCTGTTTCGTGGCCGGCATCCCAGGGACAGAACCAGTGCTTGGTTTTCGTACCAATGTCTCTTGCTCCATTACTTTGTCAACAGCGGCACGTAGGTTATTAGGTAGTTCATCTTCAGGGGGACTCATTGGGGCTCATCCGGCATACTATCAATCTACTAGGTCGTCGGCGTTTTCAGACACGGGTATTAATTCATCATCTGGAGAGCCATTTATAGCCAATGGGACCCCCATGATTTCATTCACGATATTCGCCGGTAGCACGCCAGTACGACCCATGATTTCCAGCAATTTCCTGGCTTCTGCTTCGGGAGAGAATGAATGGACATTAGACACAGTAATTGCCCCAGACAGAGTGGATCGCACGTCCACCCGAGAATTCACATCCATTTGAACATTGACATTAGTCTGCTCCATGCCTAGAAGCTTTGTCCGTCTATCCATTATTGCCAATACCTGTTGAATCGCTTTGAAATCCGGCTCCACTTGTACTTCGTTACCGTCATCCATTGTAACCCTTCTGTGTTGGGTCATTGGCCAAATGGCCGCCTGAAGAGAATCCAGTCTTTCTAGTTCCATCCGGAGTAGTTCCGGATAGGCCATTAAGGCTTCCGAACTGAAACGCTCTAACTGCCGTCTAACCGCATTAGTAACGGCACGGGTTGACATATTGAATCGTTTAGCGATCTCTGACTGCGTGACGCCCGCTTGTCTCAGTTTGAATATTCTCGTATCACGCTCTGTTAGGAACTCTTTAGATAATGCTCCGTCGTTCTTACTCAAACTACCCAACCTTCCTAAATTCTACCACTTCAAAAGGAAACAGTTTCCCACGACGCATTTTAGTCGGCCAGGCACGCTCATCACGTGCACCACGAAAATGGCCAACATCATAGACATATTCTCCTAATGCACTGGGATCAGGCTTGAGAGATATGCCAAACTCCGGCCAGCGAGACCACACAGCGGAACCAAAGGGACGAAGCTCTCGCGTGCTGGCGTTACCCAGTGGGGCGTGATGCTCGAGCCACAATGCACAATTATAAGTGTCGCGAATGTAGTCAAGATACTTGGCCACATCAACAGCAACAGCTTCGCTTGTACGGGTTCCGCTATCAACGAAGGCTTTATATAGGGGACCGAGTAGGAGTATGTCCGGACGTATTTGATCTACTATCTGTTCTATATGGGCGCGATCAGCGGTTCCTATTAGGTCAATCCCGGCCGGTTTTATCAGTAGATGAGCACCGACTGCACTAATCCGTTTTCCGGATAGAAGCTGTGTCCTTGCTATCGCGGCATTCATAATGTTGCGAGATGTACGACGGATGATTCGTTCTGGGTTTTCAAGGTCGATCGTTAAAGTCACTACGGGCTTCATCGCCTGATAAGTGAATGGATTAATCCCGGCGGCCGACAGTATGGCCACCTGGCGAGCAAGCATCGTGTTATGAGTTGGGATATAAGCGTCTCCGATTAGATAGGTGTTATCAGGGCTATCAACAGAGATACAGCGCATTGGGGCTGGCGGTATCGGCTCTACTGAAATAATGTAACGATACAGAGAACGAGACGTAGGGAGACCAGTTGGTAACCGATCCAATTTCCGCTTTAACCTAAATACCGGAAGATCGGTTTTGAATGACATCCGGTATCTAGTCCCCGTGATTCTGCCATAAAGTTTAGACAAACCTGTTCTCATTGTAACCTTGATGCCTAATGTTTGAATCAGATCAAGAAAACCACGGGCAAGTACTTCATTGTTAACAGAAAACTCACATGTCCCATTTTTGCCGACATAACCATCGGTGTCCATAAGACCTTGAACCAATGCAAGTCGCTGCTCGTAAGAGCCACGGGTGTAAACAAGGGGTATGTGCTTGTGTCCTAGGCAGCCGAGTTCACGCAATTGGACCTGCAAGCCCAGAATGCCGTACATATTCGTCGTAGATTCGCGCTTGCGAACGGCATATCCATCTTGGCGAATGTTTTCAAGTACCCCATTATCTTCGCTACAAATAGAACCGTTTAATGTTGTCCCATCTCCGAGCCACGCCCCCAGGGTATACGGCGGAATTGATAGTTGCGCCCTGGGGAGACAGAGCGGTTTAGTTGTAGGGATAGCGTGTGTGACTGCCCTATTGGAACGACCCGAACCCAATGTTGCCTTGATCTCCTGAGTCGTTCGGACTTTACCAAGTCGTCGCTTTTCCCTCTCATCCAGTGTCTCGGTGTACCACTGGTGTTCGGCATCGGCATCAACATGATTACCATCAGAGAATGTCACCCGGTACGCATCGGGGTTATTCTCTATAGGGCTGATGTAGGTAACGGAACAAGGATTACCAAACCTATCAATTACTTGGTCCCCAACACGCACATCCCCAAGTGTCGTCCAGCCAGAAGGAGTGGGTATCACGCTACTTATTATAGCACGCTTGCCGACCCCCTCCGAAGCCACAACAATCACACGTTCTTTGCGCTCAAGCAAACCGGGGATTACCCAATCGTAGTTATCGTCATCTGTTTCGGATATAAACTGTTCCCAATTGACAAGACGCCCGGTATCTGCGACCTTGGTAACAACTGATGCACTTATCGCGATAGATGCACGGTTTAACTTTTGCTCATCGGAAAGCTTATCGCTTGCAAAAATCTCTTCTATCTTAAGGAACACAGTTTCAATCTTGGAGCTCTGTTCTTTTATCTCCACGGGTTCAATCGGGAGGGCGAGAACGGCCGGGTCATACAAAACAAAATCTTCAACAGCATGACCGGCCGCAAAGTGGTCATAGGTATCTTTGCCAGAAGCGGCAAGCCAGATATTTGCTACACAGCCCGCTTCAACTAACTCTTCATGGATGCCAACTGCAAACATTATTCCAACTTCATCTTTGTCTGCAATGATTTCAACATGAGCGCCAGCCAATGCCGCAGTAAATTGCGAGTCCCATTTAGAACGACCAGCACCGCCGGGGCCAGTTGTGGCCGTGATGCCACGGGCTATTAATACATCTGCATCTTTTTCACCCTCAACCACCCAGACCGGTTCCTTAGCCTTAACGGCCGCGAGAACTGCCGGGAGATTATAAAGTACCCGTTGAATCCCCTCCAATGAATAGATCCATGCCCCAGCCTTATTCTCGTCTGGTCGTCGCTGAGAGAAGGTCTTCTTCCCGTCTGATGTTTTATACCGCAACTTCTCATACACAACTACACCATCAGCATCGTGGTATTTATATGTGTTGGTTAAAATCTTTTGAGGGGCTTTGCCCTTATCCCCATTAGCCCAGTCATTCTTGTCTTGCTTAGGAAACAAAGCTTCGCGAACCGTGGTGTTCAGAGCGTCGCATATCTGATTTGCATTACACGGGTTGCCCCGATGGCAATGGACAATGACCTTCCCGCCTTCGCCTTCCGCAATAGATAGCGATGGATTTTCGTCATCGTCGCGACACGGGCAACGAGCCTGCCATTCATCGCCAGACCGCCGGACGCCTTGTAACCGCGATAGAAAGTCACTAACTGTTGCGGATGGGACACCGGACATTATAGCTCCATGAGATTATTGAGACGGACGGCCTCGTCGGAACGACGGGATGTTACTTGTAACTTACGACGCAAATAAATACGCTGGCTCTCGGTATGACCACCCCAGATACCGTAAGGTTCCCATTCAAGGGCATAAACCAAACATTGCGTCTGCACGCGACACTGTGCACAAATCTTTTTAGCTTCCTTTATCTTGAGCCGGTCCCCGATGTTTCCATTCGGGCCAGGAAAAAATAAATCCGTCGGCGTGTTTACGCATGCACCGCCAGATGGGGGCTTTGGTGGACCATCCGTATCAAGGTGCCGATACTTCATTCGCTGGCGACGGGCTACGGCAACATCCTGATCCTGAATTGTCATGTCGATCACTATACGTTGCGTGACATCCGTTCGTCAAGCGCAGACCAAAAAGACCATAAAAACTTTCTGACGGAGGCTCGTATCTTGGATGAGGGCATCGACCCCATTATGTATATACGGGTTGCGTCACTAACAAATTTATCCATGACGTGCGATGCCTGATAAATTGCGTCCTGCCACTGATCGCTATTTCTTATTCGGTCCCATGCATTTGGATCGAACTTATTGTATCTACTCATTAATATATCGTCTACTTGAGATCGTGAGCCCATTATTTCTAAATGCCAACCCGTAACCTGCTCGATTGCGAAAACCATCTTGAGAACGCCAGACTCTCCCTCGCTCGTCTTTAATTCATCAATCGCGCCAATAAATTCGCGTTCAGAAATCATTGCACAATACACGCCGATCTCATCCGCATAATTTGAGATTTGCGCAACTGCTACGGGGTCGTCAATTTGACCTTCGTATTCGTATGACTCGTAGTTGCTCCCATACCCGGCACTCTCGGGGTATTGGTCAGCATCGTCCCACGGGTTGTCATCTGCGTAATGCTCACTCATAACGACTCCGATCCATTAGTTTAAAAGCAGTTGCTGTATTTGTAGTTTCTTTTTTGTTACAGATGAATTTTCATCCATGCTCGCGAGCGCATGCTCCTCTGGCGTTGTATACCGATAATGGTCCAGGAGCTCGCACACTGCGTTATAGGCCGTCCAGCCATTGTTGCCATAACTGCCGGCGTTGCGTTTGTTCCGGTAAATCTCATTCAACATATCGCCGAGAGAATCCCTATAGTCTTTTGAGCGCTTGGATGACTTTTTATCCACGGGTGCGAGCACATCTATAACCTTATCGGGGAGGTAGCTCGGCAACATCTTTACGGACAACAATTCTTCTGCGCTTTTGCGAAATTCACTTGCCCAAACCGTAGAAATACCCAACACCGTTTGGGCGTCATCTATGACCGTATCCATATTTCGCGTGTGCCGAGCCGTATAAACACGACGGGCTGATTTCTGAGCCAGGACAACGGTGTTATTGCACACCGCTCTTATTTCCGTATTGGAATATCTAATCGGCCAGACGCCATCATGTCCTGTCGATATAACTAAGTACCGTTCAAGTTTGTCATTTATGCCTGTCGGGTCAAGAACTAACGGGCCCAAATCAATGGTTGCAAAAAACCGCGCTCCGCCCTTCAGGCATCCACACGTATCCATAACGGCATCACCACGCGACGCTCCAACAACCGCGAGTGCACGCTCAAGCACTTCGCGATTCTGTCTAACCTCGTAGCGTGTACCAACCGTAGCCAACGCATCAAATGTGCCATCTATGTTTTGGCGGAGGGTGGCCCGACTGTCATTTACGAACACGGGTTCGCCGTCGGGGTTTCTTATTAGGTTCCCCAAGTCATCAACCGCAGCGACCTTGGTAAGGATTACATCGTAATCAGCTTCAGCCGCCTGGAGCATTGTCTCCATGGTCTGTAGACCGGCCAATGGGGTTCCAAGCCTATGCCACGGGATAAGACGGTCGTTATACGCCATCCTGATTCTGCCGGTTTTCGTTCTATCTAATCCGTGTGGCATAGACCCTCCTTGAATATTATCTCACATAAAAAGATTAACCCTAAAAATTGCTTTATTGACATTCTACAGATACTATTCCATGGATGACACCTAACCATACTCCCAAAACCGCAGAGTTTCTCACCACACGGGCCGCCCAGGCAATCACATCTTTGCAGATGATAAAGATGCTCTCTTGCAAATTGCGTCATGGGCCGGACGATGTTCCCTCAATCATGCTTTATGCAATGCCGGCAAACGAAGTTAACGAAAAAATCGGAGAACCCATTGACGACGACGCATCTGATGAGCGGGTTGTATTTTGTGAATTACACAACCAATCGGAGAATGAAAGCGACTTCGTATTTGCCGCGTTGACCGACGCCTACAACGGTCTTTCAATTCTCCCTACGTGGTTTGTTTTTGTTTTTGATTGCGTCGCCTGTAATGCGGGTAAGGGTGAAAAACAATCAATACAAAAAGAATACTCCGGTCTGAGCCTTCAGGAAATACACGCTCAATTCCCCCACGACACCCGTTTATCAGAAGCCTTCACGGCACTTTGCTTTGACAGCCGTGGGAACTACTGTTCCGGGATATCCTTGTACGGGTATAACGACGAAGGCATGCCGGCGTTCCAGGAAATAGAAACGACTTATCATGGGAATGTTTTTGATACATCGCTTGACAACATTTTGGGACAACGCTTAATTAAGCAGATCGTAGCGTTTCTTGTAATAACAGAAGTAGCACGTACCGGGTCAACGATTAGCCCCAGTTCATTATTTGAGAAACACCGACCAAAGTAAAGGAATATACAACAACGTGAAATTACCAGACCCCCAAAAACGGGCACCCTCGTGGATGTTGGAAGAGCGGGCCCTAATGGGGACACTCTCTAGGACCCACGACACGTTAAATAATGTCCTTGACCTAAACTCAAATGGGTTTATTCTGGACGCAGAGACGATCTCCAATATAAGGGATGTTCTCGTCGGCATATCGGCGCTACTTGAAAATGATCTTTTCCCCGGTTATATATCAGAGGAACGTTTCTCGTACGAGAAGGCAACCAAACCATTTCTTGAATGGTGGGAAACGGCATCAAACCCATCTGGTTGCGTATAGGACATATATATAAGTAGTTTTTTTACGATGTTATACTTGTATCTATGACCGATTCCGAAGTGGCTATCATTGACAAGGCTATACTCGGTTTGGCAAAGCGTTACAAGCACGATCACCATCTAACAATGCGGGTAAGCGAAGTTGTTGACATTCTTTTGGATCTGCGCAACCTTCTGGATGCCCCCGAGGGCGGTTAACAAAGAACCCCGTGCAGAATGTTGTGTTCTAGGTGCGACAATGATAAATTGTAAAGAACACCAAAATATCACTGGGGAGCTATGAACTACGTATTACAAGCATGGCGCGAACTGCGTGCATGTATCGACCAAGACATGAAACTCTTTTTCCCGCGCACGGGTAAACAAAAGCGCACCGCACTGTCGTACTGTATGGTGTGCCCAGTATCAACAGAGTGCCTTCAATATGCAATCGACAATGAAATCCAATTTGGGATTTGGGGCGGGAAGACAGAAGACGAGCGCAAAGTCATTGTGAGGAGTCTGCGTTGAGCAATAAAACCCTGTGGCTACACAACGATGAATTAATACTTGATTTTCCGTTTAGTAGCGACGAGGTGCACATAATTAAACAGATACAGGGCGCCAAGTGGGACAAGGTTAACAAGGTATGGAAAGCTCCGGCCACCAGCATTGGTGAAGTCCGCGAGTTCGCCATAAAACACGATTTCGTAATAGACAATAGCGTTTTAACGTTTGATCTTCCCAAAAAACTCAATAAAGCAGCAGGGATGACCCACGACGAATCATTCATATATCTTGGGTTTAACTACGACCCAGTTAAGGTCAGGTCCGTTAAAACAATACCCGGCGCTACCTGGCATCCACCATCCAAGGCATGGAGGATACCCAAAACGGCGATTCAAGAGGCAATCCGATGGGCCACAATGTTCAAAATGGAAATTCCACCCGAACTCCGCATTGAGTCTGATGTGGTTGTCTCCACCGGCAGAGAGCGTGCAGATGCATCACGGGCTAGTAGTGCATCGCTATCAATACCGACAATCTCCGGTCAGCTATTGCCTTATCAGGCGGCCGGCGTGGCGTATGTCGCTGAGGCCAGGCGTTGCTTCATCGCCGACGACATGGGTCTTGGCAAGACATTACAGGCAATTGCATCCCTTGAATACTGTACGTCACTGGGTCAATCCGTATACCCGGCAATAGTCATATGCCCGCCGAATCTTATTCTTAATTGGAAAAACGAAGTGAGTAAGTGGGCGCCACATCGGAGCGTGGCTGTGACACTGGATCGTTCAACATTACCCCTGTTGGGTGAATCGCCACACGACTTCATGATTATCGGGTACTCCAACATAGGCCACTGGGCGAAAGCGATTAAAGGTTACAAGTCTCTAATTTGTGATGAGTCACATTTTCTTAAGACTCCAACCGCATTACGCACGAAAGCTGCACTAAAGATCGCGAAAACAGTCACGGGTGGTCTTGTTCTGTGTCTAACGGGGACGCCGGTCACAAATCGTCCGGCCGAATACGCAAGCCAATTGGAGGTAATCGGTCGGTTAAATGATCTTGGCGGCACATGGGGCTTTTATCGCCGGTACTGTGGCGCATTCAAAGACAAGTGGGGGCACTGGAATATCTCTGGAGCGACAAACCTAGAGGAGCTAAACGAAACCCTGCGTTCTAACTGTTACATCAGGCGCACAAAGAAACATGTTTTAAAAGAACTACCAGACGTACTGCACGATACTTTCATGATTCAAATATCCGATAAAGCAATGGAGGAATACAAAAAGGCAGAAGATGACATAGTTGAATTCTTGGTGCTACGGGCAAAAGCTATCGCTTTAGAATTAGGTAAGTCCCCCCATTCGGCTGCCGTGGTTTCCCGGTTCAAGACTGAATCAAACGAGCACTTAGTCCGTCTTTCTGTGCTACGTCGCTTGGCGGCAAAAGCAAAAATGGGGTCCGTGAAAGAATGGGTTCAATCTCAGATAGATGCGGGTGAAAAGGTTGTAATCGCCGCCCACCATCGTGACATCGTTGACATGCTTGCTAATACGTTTGGCGGTTTAAAGATTCAGGGCGGGATGAAGGTGGACGCCGTGGAACAAGCAAAGAAGGACTTCCAGGAATTATCAATAGAGGATGCTCCAGTCATTGTTCTGTCGATCCAGGCTGCCAAAACCGGGCACACTCTAACAGCCGCCCAAAAGGTGCTCTTTGTTGAACTGCCGTGGACGCCAGCAGATGTTGACCAGCTGTACTCTCGTTGTCACAGGCTCGGTCAGAAAGGATCAGTGATGGTGACCTACGGGATAGCTTCTGGGACTATTGATGAAGACATACTTCGGCTAATCAAAAGCAAGCGTCGCGTCACTACGGTTGCGATTGAGGGATCTTTCGGTGAAGAAGAGGAGGAATACGCACAAGGAGAACTCATGTTGGGTCTATTGCGCCGCGGGCTTGATAATATATAATCATGATTAAATATTTAATAATAGCCTCGTGCGTGGCTATAATCTGTTTTATATTTATGTGGACTGCTTAACCGGAGCATCATGTCAGGCTTGAACTGACCGCATTCAGTTTGGAAAACTGACACTCTACCAACGATGAGTTAATGATGCAAAATTTGGAATACCAGCCAGTGCCCGCATATCCACAGCATCCCTTGCGCGGGAGTATGGCGACTTTAGCGGGAAAACCAATCACCGGCTGGTACTCCTAGTCGGTGCGACGCGCATGCCGCACCTCCTTGAGCCCGCGAGAGGATTCGGACCTCCTGTGTCCTCATTACAAGTGAGGTCCTAGTCCCAACCAGGTCCACGGGCATAAATAGTATACGTATAGATTGTAACGCCGACGCGGATGGAGTCGAACCACCAACCCTCTGCACTTCACACAGATGCTCTGCCGTTTGAGCTACACGCCGTTTGGGTGACCAGTAGGAATCGAACCTACGTGACGGGGACCACAACCCCGCGTTCTGCCATTGGACTACAGCCACATACGTCGGGGTGGGTGGTCTCGAACCACCGGCCTCCTGGTCCCAAACCAGGCGCGCTGCCAACTGCGCTACACTCCGTTATTTTTCGTGTCAAGAGAGGGAGTCGAACCCCCATCGCTAGTTCCGTAAACTAGCATTCTCGTCCATTGAACTACCCTGACTTAGTGGCGGAAGTGGGAATCGGACCCACTACATCCGAGTTATGAGCCCGGCGAACTACCAATGTTCTATTCCGCTCTATCAGCATAACACCAAGAGGAGATAATAACAACTTGGGGTGGGGTAGGGGGGTCTAGACCGACACCCTCCTCGGGCACCGCACCCCCCACCCGTCCGTGAATGTAATGGGAATCGAACCCAACCCCTACGAGTGCCCCGAGAGGGATAGCCACCTATACGTTCTGGCACCGATGAGAGGAGTCGAACCCCCGACGCGCAGTTTTGGAAGCTGCCGTTCTACCGTTGAACTACACCGATGCATTCACTATATCAGTAAATTGGAGGAACGAGTGGGATTTGAACCCACGGGGCGCTAGCCCGTTGCCTTAGCAAGGCAGTACCTTAAACCACTCGGTCACCGTTCCATTTTTAACTATATCAGAGAAGACGTACTGATCCTATATCTATTTCGCAGGGTGGCACTTATTTTCGCCCTGTGTTCAGGAGATAATACTCTCCCCTTGTGCGCTGCGCCTATTTTTGCCCGATGCTCTGGTGACTTTGGTTTCCCCAATCCCGCAGCACTCATTTTGGCCCTAGCTTCCAGCGAGGGCTTTATCCCTAAATGCCCAGCCCCAATTTTTGTCCGATGCTCAGGCGACTGTACTCTCCCCAATCCTGCGGCGCTTATTTTAGCTCTGGTTTCTGGCGAGCGCTTATTCCCCAATTGTGCGACTCTAATTTTTGCCCGATGTTCAAGCGAATGTACTCTCCCTAAATTTGCGGCACTCATTTTCGCACGTGCTTCAACAGAATGAATGAATCCAATGACGCCATCACCACCGTCTGTCATATTTGTTAAATCATACCCGACACTTTTATAATGAGCAATATGGAAAATCTCTCTTTGGCCAGACTCCCCCCATGAAAGCCCAGATTCTAAAACCAAACTCACTATTGAGCCTCCTTGTTTGAGAACACTCCTAATCCAATTATTTTTATGACCTAAATTTTGACTATTCCGAGCCAGGAATAGATGTTTACCCAACCTATTTCCGGCGGTATCCAATTTAGAACGACCGACATAACGCACTATATCTGGAGCGAGAGACGAGGATAACGCATACACGCAGGCCATATATGAACTATATCATTATCGTGCGCCCGAAGGGAATCGAACCCCCGACACGCAGGGTAGAAACCTGCTGCTCTATCCACTGAGCTACGGACGCGATGAAGAACATGCAAGAGATGCCGATCTATTAGCAGCTTTTTTACACGTAAGGCATATGCGCCACGACCTGCCCTTATAGACATATACACGATGCCCATCTATTTCAAAGGAGTGACCGTGCTTGCACCTTTCCTGCTTTTTATTAGCTGCGCACTGTCTGCCCTTCTTAATCATATCCTGCATGTTGTCGGTTGCGGTTCCAACCCATAAATGATCTGGATTTACACAATTTCTGACATCACACGAGTGACAGACATGCATCCCATCCGGTATCTCTCCTTTGTGGATTTTGTAAGAATGTCTATGGGCACTAACCGATTTGCCGTCTACCCTAAATACACCGTATCCCTGTGTGGCAATACCCCCGGTCCACAACCAGCAAGAATCTGTTTTAAGAACCTTTTGGAAAAACCTGTCTTCTAATGACATGTGCTTAGACATGTATCAATCCTATCCAGGCTGAGCTATTGACGCTAGTTATTTCTTGAGCCATGTGGCTATACATTTCTCACAATCAACAAGGCTCTTGTTTCCGCTGAAGTAATGATTTGTACCAGGACGATTGCATGCAGTTAGGTACATTGAAATCCCATGAAATCCAGTTGAGAAGTGTACCGTCTCGGGATCTTCGGTTTCCTCATCCATCTAGGCCTGCGTTAAAACCGCTCCGAATTTTTTACCAATCCATTTTGCCACGGGAGCGACAACACCATTACCACACTGTTTATAGCGATGGGTGTCTGCCTGTATTGTACCGTCAGCAGTCCATTTCGTGTGCCCGTCCGGCCAGCCCATTAAACGTTCGCACTCTAATGGTGACAGACGGCGGACAACCATATCCTGGAGAACGCCATTTGATTGACGCGTTCCGGCTCGCAAAGAATGGTGTACCCTGCCCGGTACAAGAGTATCATTGTATTCATCGTACGCAATAGCTTCAATTACTAAGTTCTCTCCGCGACTAGACGGCACGCCACCGTCACCACCACTGCGTAGTGTCATGGCCATATTATTATTTAAATCTAAGGGCTGAGCAACCATTGGCGTGTTAAGGCCACCGGTTCCCATGAACGCAGTTAACGTATTGATCGTTTCTCCTTGCAGTCGCACGCCATCTTGGCGGTGCGGGTGAAACACAATTGGGGGTTCAACCATGATCGTCCCAGGGCCCTTGTAGTCTCGCTCGCGTAATGTCATGGCTTTATCTGTTTCTTGCCACTTAGCGAAACCGCTATTCTCAAAGGCCATCATTCCTTGTTCGTCACCGCTTCCAGTGCTTCCCTCAAACGACTTGGAAGAATCTTTCCCCGCCTGTCGGCCCGCCTGAGAATGCCGGCGCACGCCTTCTTTGAAAGATAGTACCGGCGCTCCACATCGCTCTGCGTCAGCAGGATTGAAGACAGCACACACGAAGACTCGCCGGCGTCGCTGGGGCACTCCGAAATATTGTGCATCCAAGACTGCCCATTCAAGATAAACACTCCCTGCGTTGACCATTTCGTCAAGGATGACCCCGAAGTCTGCTCCACGATTAGAGGTGAGTGCTCCTGGGACATTTTCCCAAATAGCGAGGCGTGGAAACTCTCCGTTGGTTGCATGGCGCATCTCCTTTATGATTCGCATCGCTTCGTGGAATAATCCAGAGCGTTCTCCGCTCAATCCTTTGCGCTTACCCGCAACTGATAGATCCTGACATGGTGATCCAAAATTTATGCAGTCCACGGGCTCCAGCAGGTCGCCCCGAACATCACGCACATCTAAGTGCTTTGGAATATCGGGCCAAACTTTATTCAATACCTTTTGACAATCCTTATTCCATTCAACTTGCCAACGACAACGCCAATCGGCGGCTTCAAACCCAAGATCAAAGCCGCCGACTCCGGCGAATAGCGAGCCGAATGTAAGGCTCAGAAGGGCGCTACGCCTTCTTCATACTGATCGGCTTCCTGGCGGGTTGTGGCTGGGCGCGTTGCAGTACGTGTTGCGGTTTTGGCGCCCCCACGTGATGCGGAAGGATATCCATCTGCTGACGCTTCGGTTTTTGGCTTGCGGCGGATGCTCTCGATACCACGGACAGAGATGCCGATTTCGTCGGCGAGGATATTAACGGTTGAACGCTTTTTCCCAGTCTCTTTGTCGTCCCATGACTCTTGCTCGAGACGGCCGGTCACTACTACGCGTAGGCCTTTCTCCAATGTTTTGACGGCATCGTCTGCGAGGTTGCGCCAGGCAACGACGTTGAAGAAGGACGTTTTTTCTTGCTTTTCACCTTTTGCGTCGGTCCAGAAATTGTTGACCGCGACTGAGAACGAGAGCTTTTGGGCTCCCGAATCAAAGAAACGGACCTCCGGATCGGCGGTAAGATTACCGGTGATTGTTACAGGCGCTGATGACATGTTCGGATTCTCCTTGTGTTGTCGTGAATGTGCCTTGCAGTAGCATACCGTCATCTGGTAGCCTTTGTCAATGGTCTTAAACCCGCATGAAGCAAGGCTTTCAATAGTCAACCAGATAGCAGACACCTTATTTGACATCTCCTTTGAGGAGGGGTTTTCGGATAATGAGCTGAGAAAACTGTATAGCCAGATGAGCGATGTGGCCGACACAATACTGGATGAACTCGGGTTGGAGGTTAATGATGTTGACGGAGACACAATCCGTGTGACATTAAAGATTGAACAAAAGTAACGGGACTCCTGAGTACAACACGGATAGGCGTTGTCTAAAACGAGCGCTCGGATTGTGAGAGTGTACCGACGGCCGGGCGCCGACGATTTTTGAACTTTGGTGCACGAACGAAGCCGCAGGCGAAGTGAAGCGACGAAGGAGCGAGTGCGCAAAGTGAGAAAATGGAGTAGCACAGCCGTCGGGGAGCGAGCGCATACGAGATAGCGAGTTTGCTTCGCCACTAACTATTCGGGACTCCCCAACGGACACGACTCCAGGGGCGTATGGCGTTGGTTCCGATGCTCGTAGCGAAGTATGAGCGAAGATATCGGGAACATAAGCCTACGCCTTCCCATAGAGAAGATTGCGGAAAGTCAAAGCGTGCCAGCTGAAGCGAATGAGCGAAGCGAGAGAGCAAGGGTAGTTTTTTCAAAAGTCGGCGGAGCTTTCGGAAATGTTTTGAGCGACGCAGGAGCGGGAAGCAGTGGTTTTCTGCGCAAACATTTCAGAATGCGGGGGAGCACTTTTGAAATAACCTGGTTAGGGCTTTGGGTTCCGTAATCGCAGACATATAACAATCGGGACTCTGGAGTGCTCCGTCTCCGGGGATAGCATTTTCTTTGCGGACGCGTACTGCGTAGCGCTGAAGTACACGGATCCGCAGGATCCAGCGAAGCGTGTTTACTTCGTGCGTAGCTTACGCGGGGAGCAAAAAATGCGGGGAGTCAGTGGTCTAAAACATTCGGGACTAGGAAATAGTGGCGCGAGCCCCCCGCTCGCGACGGGTGCGCACCGCGCATCCCGTAACGGACATTTATAGTAACCGGGATACCTAGGCGTAAGACTAATAGCCCAGAGTAAAGAAATCCGATTGAGCGTAGCGAAGGCGTGATTTCGTGGTTCCAGGTGCTAGGGCTTCGGTAAGCGAAGCGTCCGACGGCGTAGTACCGGGAAACTCTGGGATATTCGGATTAGGCCGCGCCCTATCGGGTAGTCGGGACTCGTGAGTGCCGGGACTCCAGCCATAAAAGAGTGTCCGTATGGCAACTGTTGATCGGGTAGCGCAACGCCGACATTTTTTGAGTGTTGTTTTCGCACCGAAGTCGGAGACAAGGTGAGCGACGAAGGAGCGTCAAAGCAACACGGTGGAAATGGAGAAGATAGCGTCACGAGAGACAGTTGACTACGGATACGGTTAGTTGTTATCCCAATGTATTCGGGACTAGGTAGTTCATGATGAGGGCCGCCCTTGTGGCGGGCCGATTAAGGAAACTATCCGATCACAAACTCGTATCTTTTCTTGCGATGACTGGCAGCGAAGCGTCATCGCCGAGTGCGCAGCGGTACGAGCGATGTGCGGAGCGTAGAGTCATAAGCAAAAAAGTACGGTCAGTTGTTCACATTCGGGACTCTATAGTAGTTGTAGTTGACACCAACACGACAGCCTTTTTTTGCGGACAGCACGGCAGCGTAGCATCAACAGAGCAAGGCCCCCAGGGCCTAGCGAAGCGGTGCGAATGTTGTGCGCAGGTTCCGTGGTGGAGCACAAAGGGCGGGAAGCCGTTTACATTCGGGACTCGGGAGTTGTTAGTGAGGGACGCCCTTGTGGCGTGCCGATTGAAGTAAAGTCCGCAATCACGAACTAGTGTCTTTTGTGCGTTGCGACACGCAGTAACAAAGTACATAAGCCCGCAGGGCTAGCGAAGCGGTATTTACTTTTTGCGTAGTGGTCGCATAAGCATAAAGATACGGTCGATCGTTATTCAACATAGTGCGGGACTAGGGAATAACAGCGCGAACCCCTAGTTCGCGACGGGAACGCACCGCGTTTCCCGTAGTGGAAGTTTATAGTAACCAGGGTATTCAGGCATAAGACAAATAGGCTGAAGTAAAGAAATCCGACCGGGCGAAGCAAGGGCGTGATTTCGTGATTTTTCGTGCAGCGGTGCCCGTAGGAGCGTAGCGACAAGGGGGCCAGCGTGCGAAAAACTTCAGGGTATTTGGATTACGCCGTAACTTGTAAGATAGTCGGGACTCAGAAGGGCGAGACCTATAGCAACCCGTTGTTGCGATGCGCCCGCTTAGTGGCAGCGTACTGCGAAGCGGGAGCGCCGCGGCGCGGTGGGCGAGCTGACACGGGTTGCGATAGACGGGACTATCTAGTTGAAACTAGATTATCGAGTAATCAAAGTGTGCTCGCCGAAACGAACGAGCAACGCGAGAGAGTAAGGGTAGGTTTTTAAATATTCCGGGGGAAACTATGTTTGTTATTTCTAGCGACGCAGGAGCGAAGAGCAGTGTATTTCTGCGTAAATAACAAAATAGTTGGAGGAGAAATATTTGAAAAGCCAGCAAACACTTTGGTGCGAGGTAATCGTCATTGTTATTGAAGTCGGGACTAGGTAGTGGTCCTTGCCGACCCCGGGTGGGACTTCCGTTAAGTTGAGAACCGGCAGTTTGAATAATTGAGCGAAAGACGTAGGCGCACCGAAGAGCCGCAGGCGATGAGGTAGAGCCAATTAATCAAACGAGAGGGTCCGACTTGACGGAGTCCCAAATTGAAATTCCCCAGTTTGTAAATCATTAGATTCGGGACTATAGAGTTACATTGAGAGTAGGGAGCAAGCGGGGCGACGCATAGCGTCTGACCCGTGTCTTGCCGGGCGTAGGTTCCGAACTAGTGCGAAGCACGGATTCGGAGACGGAGCCGGCAACGTGCGAAGTACACGAGATGTAATGATGATGTTAGGGATATTGCTACGGGACTTGTAAGCGGGAACCAGGCGTCGTTGGGCAATTGTCGTTCCATTGGCTTTGGGGTTCGCACGCGGAGGGAGCGGCATCAGCACACGGTTCTATGTCCTGCGTGCCGAAGAAAGCGAGAAGCCAGGTTTGGAACGTAGTGAACAAACTGGGCGCTAACGAAGTTATCGAGCCTGAGGCATACGCAGGACATAGACGTACCGCGAATACAACGTGTGAGTGGCGTGTGATGCGGCAGCGTACGTGCGTGGGAGCCCAAGCCTGGAAGGACTTGCCGAAAACGCGCCGTAAGATTTGTTTTATTGATCGGGACTCAGTAGTACAGGACACGATAATCGGCAGATTTGGCGTGTTGCTCAGCCGGAACTCGTTTGGTGTTACGCGAACGAGCGAGATTTACGCGCCGGGGCTGATTTTTCTAAATCAGCGTCCGAATGGCGTAGCCATTTCGGAAGGTGCTGTAAATCGACGTGACTGAAGCTGTAACTTCAAACGGTGTAGGCGTGGCAACATAGACGAAGATGGCGTTATTGGGTCCGCGAACATTACAGTAATGCCGATACGGGACTAAGTAGCCGGGAACGGTGATACGGCTGTAACAAAATTGAGTAGTGTCATTTCGGCGCTCCCCCCGTCCTAACGCCTTGCGATGGGCACATCGCATTGGCGTTACGGCGCCAAATTACACGGGTTAAAGTTTTCTGCAACATGGCTCACATGGTCGGGACTAGGGAACCAGGTTGTTTATGTCCATTCCCAAATGAGGTTAAGCGTCCTGCGTTGCGTGAGCGGGTCGTCAAAGAGACAGAACCGTGTAGCGAAAAACGCTGCTAGCACAACGTGCGAAGCAAAGTTGTGCCTTGCAAGCGTAGCGAACACGGTTGGTGGCGATTTGACGGGAAAGCGAAACGCACGCAGGGAGCGGTACCTATTTGGGACGGACTAAGCAACCGTGAGTTGTTAGGGGCGGGACCAGGAAGTTCTTTGTCGGTTGTGCTGGTCGCCAGAAGCGAAAGACGTCCAGTAAGCAAGCGGGGGAGCCATTTTTCTGGCGTTAGCCGGGCTTGGAACGTAGTGGAAAGCAGGGCGTTACGCTCAGACAATGGATCCGGTAGCGTCACGAGGCTGTTGTGTGCAACAGGGGAGTGTGCTTCTGGATAGTTTTCGCGTCTTGGCGTCGGCACCGATTGTTCATTAAAAGTCGGGACTAGAAACTAGATGCTCCGCCTCTTACGATGACCTTGGTCGGAGAACGAGCCTTTTATTTATTTACGGAGAGGAGCCCGGGCGCAACACCAAACAAGCATTGGAGCGTACGCGAAAATGCCGTTTGGCTCAGCGGTTTTTGCTGAAGTTGCGCTCTGGCACCCGTAGTGAATACATAAAGGTGAGGGCGGAGACCTCGGTCAGAATAAGGGCGGGCATCGGAAGATTGCGGGACCAGGAACCAGATGGTTTTGTTTTTTATGCGGACAGAAGCCACTAGCGAGCATTTCATTTTTTACGGTAGGGATGTGCCGATGCGCTGGTTGGCATTGCCAACGGCGCATCAAGGATCCCGCGTACAAAATGACTGCGAGCGGCGTGGCGGTTGTCGGAATAAAAACAGACCATCGGAAAGAAATCTCATCGGGACTATGAAGCGGTCTAGATTGCTAGACGAAGCATCTTGATCTACCGGCCGCCGTGGGGCCGGGAGTCAGATGCGTGATTTGTACTATCGGGACCCACTAGTGCTAGTTCTTTTTAGTTAGCGAGCGGCTTTCGTGGAGCAACTGGTTCCGACGAACCGATGTGTAAAAAGGCAAAAGCGTGTAGCGGAAAACGCGTGGCGAGCACGACCGTGCGCAGCAAGGTTGTGCCTTGCTAGCGTAGCGAACACGGTTTATGGCGCATTTACACTAAAGGGAGGCGGACCGTTGCGACACGAATGTAGACGAGGTGGCTAAAAGAACGGGGATTGTGATTCGGGACTATGAAGTTCTTTGTCATTTCGGGGCGCCAGAAGCGAAGTTATCCAGTACGCAAGCGGGGGGGACATCTGTCTGACGCAAGCCAGGCTTGGAGATGACGTGGAACGTAGTGGAACGTGGCGGAAAGCCGGCGTAGCGGCAGAGAGTGGCTCCACTAGCGGTAGCATTCTGAAAGGATGCGTATGTGTCTGGATAACGCCGTGCCTTGGCGCAACGCGAACCAGTAATAAAACTCGGGACTCTAAAGAAGAGATGCTCATTCTTTATGCCGATCCCGCACGCGAGCGAGGCTTCGGCATTGCTTGCGAGGGAGTTTCTGACAAGGAAAGAAATCCATTACAACGTAATGTGATTTCTATCAGCGTTTTTTGCTGATGGACTTGTCAGGAGCGGACGTGGCAAGCAGAGCCGAGCCGACCGGCGGTAGGGATAGGTATAAGATGAGCGTCGGAAAGTTGAAACAGCGGGACTAGAAACCAGATGGTCTGTCTCTTGGCATCACCAGTAGCTGGCGTGCGGAGCATCAATTTTATTTGGGGTCAACTAACTAAACTGACTGAAGCGTAGCGGAATGTCAGTTTCATCAGCGGTTTTTGCTGATGGTTGGCCGCGGATAAAATGGCGCGTAGCGTCGCCGAGCGATGGTGAAGACAAGGACGACTGTCTGGTTTATCGGGACTAATAAGTTGACCTTTGGCGCAAAGGGGCATTCGTTTGATTTTACCCGTTTGGTGTAGCCAGAATTCCGCCGAATGAACTGAGCCCGCCGTGCAGCCGCTTCGGCGCACGGTTCCAGGGCCGCAGGCTCTTGGAACGAAGGAATGGGGCGGTTTCTGGCGGTACCGAGAGGGTAAGTCAACGAATGACTTGCATTTGACATTCGGGACTAATAAGTGATGTCTCCAAGCAATGTAGTAGGGCATTTCGTTTTGTGAAACCCGGGGGGCAGAGCCAGGGTGTGGTGAGCGAACTAAGCCTGCTGCGCGGCCGGGTGCGGCAAGCGCGGTTTCATGGCCGTAGGCCACTGAAACGAAGGAAGTGAACCACTGCTGGCGTTGCCCGAAGGGTTACACAAACGAATGGCCGCGACTTGGGTTCGGGACTAGTAAGTCAATTGTCGCCGGGTCAGTACTGCAACCCAGCTATTTCGTTTATGCGACATGGTTCTTGCGTAGCTCCGTGAGTGAGGGACTCATACCCCCCGTGGGTATGAGACACATGACCGCAGGGCATTGTGGCGAGCGAGCGGGTGAAGCAAGCGCGATGTCGCAAGAAACGAACAGCGGTGACTCGGTGCGTCGGGACTGCATTGTCCTGGGTTGTATTTTCTCCAGCTTTTTTACCGGTGCCGCTCGAACGCCGCGATGCCTACTCCGTATCCAGAAAAGGGTTTTCTAGTCCTTTGCAGATTGGGCATTTCTCGGTTCGTACCGGGTATTGTTCCGTTAATCCGAATATCGCTTGATAAAGGCGATGGTCGCGACGGTGTGACTCAATTTCATTCTTTGGCATCAGTTATCCTTTCCCCGTAAGGGTTTAGAGTGGATTGTTGTTATTACCTGTAGTGTGCGTGTAGGGTGTGACAATTCCGAAAAAGTAAACATCCGCCAAAAGAGGACGTCTATGGGGCAAACTATTATGATTATGAGTAAATTCCACCTAGTCAGCCAAAAGCATGAGAAATGGATTTGTCCACGCTGCGAAGAGACATTGGAAACAGGTGTACCTGTGGCAGAGGCAACTTGTAATAATCGCAAAAGCCATTCAGCCTTGTCCATCCAGATGCACTTAATGTTTTCTCATTGGGCACTAGACCACGGCGGTCGGGAAGCGAAGGCGTATGTAAAGGGAGCGACGGAATAGTTGGAATTGAGTCCCGACTCGCACAACTCTACCCGTTCCCCAGTCTCACCCGTCGGGATACCCCTCCCCCCCATACGGCGGGACTCCAGACCACATTTTCTATTTGCAAAATAAAGTCGACGGTGGCGGATGACCTTCTTCCAGGAAATTAAAGCGCCGCTAAAGCAGACTTTATTCCCTTAGGGGTTGTAAGGGACAGGGGGCGACCATAGGATGTCCGTATGAACGAACCAACGAATGAAGTTACTGAGGCGATGAAGGCGATTGGCGAGGATTGGGCCACCCGTACTATGACTATATATGCCGCTGCGAAAGTTCTTGAGGCCGAAGTGAAGCGGCTACAAGCACGAAACGCCGCGCTAGTTACTGGGTACGGTTTCTTGTTTGGCGAGAATGAGCGGCTAGAGGCGGAAGTGGAACGGCTAGAGGCACGAAACGCCGAGCACCCCGTATGAACATCGCGACGGTGATGCGTGACGCCCGGGCGAACGAGTGTTTGCCCATCAGCCGCTGGCGACTTCACAGCCCCTGTTTCTTTATCCGCCGACTCGACCTTATGATTCATGTAATACTCCCTGAGCTCATTGCTGGCGTCCTGCCGGGCATAACGGCCTACCTCCGCAGGACATCGCCCCGTTGGGGTCGCTCTTGGCGGGCTTGGTGATATATTACAAACTTTATGTTGCTTTCCATGCAGACTTGGCATAGTCTGCCCATATGGATACAAAGTCTGCATACCGTGGAGATGTCAAATGACGGCCGCCATGATAGGCACTGATGTCATGGCGATTCTTAAAGAACTGCTGAAGAGCCATCAGGATGTGTTGGAGATGTGCGGCGAGGTAACAACGATTAGCGCTATCGACCACTCGGCTTTTGTCGAGCAGGCAACGCGAATCGCCGGCCGGAACCGCGAAGACATACAACGGCAAAAAGTTTTAAACAAAGAATTCCGAACGTTTCGGCGCAAGGAGATGAGGTAACCCAATGAATCAAAAGGAGCTCTTGTGATTGTTTGCTTTTCGGTAAAAGGTGGAAGCGGTACCACCGTGGTTTCCGCCGCGCTCGGAGTGATGCTTGCGGGCCGTTCAGATTCCGGTGCACGAATTGTCGACCTAGCCGGCGACCTACCGGCCGCGATGGGCATGGGCGAACCAAAGGGCCCAGGGGTTTCGGACTGGCTGATGTCGCAGGACGATGCCGGCATCCTTGAGGATCTACTAGTCCCCGCCAACAACTCACTCTCGCTGATCCCGCTCGGTAGCAAGGAGCTCGACGACCTAGCGCGTTACGAATCGCTTGCGAAGGCATTGACGAACATGTCGGTACCTGTCGTCGTCGATGCCGGCAGCGGCGCATGTCGCTCACCGTTCGTTGATTACGCCGATGTTTCATACCTCGTAATCCGGCCGTGTTACTTGGCGCTGCGTCATGCCGCTGCGCTCAAGCAACCACCCACCGGCATCATCTTGATTTTTGAAGAAGGCCGCGCGCTCAATAAAGCTGATGTTGAGGCTGTTGTCGGCGCGCCGGTGATCGCCGAAATACCTTACGAGTCTGCGATCGCACGCTCGGTCGACGCCGGTCTACTCGCAGGACGGCTGCCCACCACGCTGGGCCAACGACTCGCGGTAGCGGTATGAGCGACACGGATATTATTTTTGAAATGCGCGAGGAAGCCAAATGGCTTGTCGATTTGGGCGAAGCCCCTGCAATGTCACAAACGGTACAGCGATGGATTACTGAAGTAGAACGGCTCCGGGAACAACTCAATGACGCCACATTTGTGAACTTTTTATTGAATGACGAGTTAAAGCTGTTGAAAGTGGATTACGACGAATTATTAACAAAACAAACAGGAGACACGAAATGAAACTTGCAGAACAGATACAATTTGCCTACGAAAATTTATCTGGAGAGAGTCCGGATCCATTTCACCTTGGCAAAGCCCGGCTATTCACAATGACTGGGGACGAGATCAAAACACTCGGCTTTTACGGCGACGCGTACGACGGGATAGATGAAGTCTCCCATATCAGTACCCCTCTCGGCAAATACGACCTACTGGGTGTTGAGACATGCGGGTGGGCAGCGCCAATGCATCCGGATGTACCGTTTGATGGGTCACCAAGCGAACACCCGCTGAGGCGCCGGGTCCGGCTCGTCACTGGAATCGATCACAATCTTGAAGTGGCCAGCGCTATGCAGTTTGCAGATGAAACCAAAGATGTAGAAGTAATGCTTGGTGGCTCTGGTGCGCTTGCGGAGCAATTGAAGATGGCGATGCTAATCATAATGGCCAGGGCCATATTTGAAATGGATAATGCATGAAGACAAAACTTGCGCCGACTGCAATCACTCTTACTTTAAACAATCTTGAATTCGCCTGGTACGGCGGACCATACTGTGAGATTTTCCCCAAACGTTGCAAAATCCCGTTTGCGGTAATCAATGTATGGGACTACGCATTGGATGTGCCGCGAATTGGCAAATTATCCGATAAAGGAGTTGCCGATAAATTGGTAGCAGAATGCCGCGAATGGATCGAGACCGAATTCCCTGATTGGGTTACTTCCGGCGAACTTGATCGTCACATCCAGCGCTATAACAAAGGAGAATAATGAGTACTAAAATCGGTTATGTCGTTAACACGATTAACGGCAATTCAATTCCTATTGAGTCAGTTTTGGTTGTCGGTTTCGGTGACGGCACCGCCGCGTACGACAAAAGCAATGGTCTGCGGTATGGCCCAGACAAACACATGCTCGTATTGGGTGCGGACGAATCCCGACCAGAAGTAATGCAACATCCGGCATTTTGCGTAAAGATGATAACCAAAGCATTAGCCACGGGACAACCCCTAGCCAAAATCTGGAGTGCCTTATGATGGACTATCTTGCGCTATTTTTTGTAGTCATATTTTTCGTGGCGATAAGTTAAAACAACGTGTCCATTTCAACGACTTCTTTTCCTTGAACGCAAATCCGATGACCGTACATGAATAAGTCCACGGCCTGTATTACGCCCGACGACGAGCCACAGGGAATCCACGCCCGGACAAGTCGCATTGTGGATTTATTGCTTATGTCCACGGGGTGTTTGCAAAAATGGCATACATAAATCACTGTTACATACTAGGAGGTCTTACCGGTGCCAGTCAATACTAAAGAGCAGAAAGCTGCAAAGCGGAAAATCTACGAGCGAGAGCGCAAAAACCGTAAGCGGGTTGAGGCATACAGCCGTCTTCGGGAGCCAGAACGCTCACGGAAACTAGCAACCAACGCTCTGCGCCGCTCCTATAAGATGCGTCACAAGAAATATGACGACTCAGGTCGTCTTCTATGACCGACGAAGAGGTAACCGCTGTCACTGTGGCATTGGTCGAGTTCTGGTTTGCCCCGCGCCCTCAACCAATGGTTATCCAAGATACAACATGGCGTTTTAGCAATCGCTGGTGGCCCGCTAGATAAAAGTAAATACAATTCCGAGTATGGAGTCCCGCCCCGACTCCCAGCGCCTCTGAAGGCCGACATCTCGGCCATCTGGTTCGCCTTAAAGCCCCGCCCCCAGTCTTTCCCCCAAAAGAGCCCCTCGGGACCGCGTAGCGCTTCCCGTGCGGATTTACAGCGACGGTGACGGATGAGCTGCCCACGTCTACACGTGCGAATCCTTCGCTAAAACAAAATGTGAGATTCTTAAACTTTATTTTGTTTGGGGTTGTTTTTTAATGTGGGCTTCTATATATTGGCATTAACCCTAGGGGGCACTATGACCAGAAGATGGTTAGCGCCGCCAGACTACCGAAAGGATGTCTGGCGGCGCTTTTATATTCCCCGGCAGCCTTCAGAAATGCTTTTACATCTGGTTGAATCGTCAAGCTGAAGACGCGCCGGTAAAGTTCTTAGAATAAATCCCCCAGGCAAAGACTGTAGTCCCGCCCCGGTCTTTTTCTCTGCCTTCTGCCCCGTGCGGGCGTGCGGGACTGCCGAATCCTTATTTTTTACTCTTCGCGTTACCGGCGACGGTGGCGGATGACAGCCTTCAGATAAATCTAAGCCGCACGCGATACCGGTATCCAGCTGATTTATCAAAAAAGTCTTTTAAATGTGTTGCCTTATCCCTTGTAGGGCGTTAGGCTACGAGTACCTACCGAAAGAAGGATCCATGAAAAACATCACTCAGACATTCCAGCTATTTAACTGGGGCGAGCTCAACGACCGTATTAAGCCGGGGCTAATTGAGATCGCACGCGATACTTTTTACGAAGCGATCGAGAACCAGGATCTGGGCGATGAGATTAACGGCTTCATCCTGACCCAGCTGAACCTAGCTAAGTCTAACGGAGCAGTTTCAGCTAAGACGCTCGGAGAGCTTGTAGGCCTTAAGGCTGAATGGTCACTATCTAATGCCCAGGGTGACGGCGTAGCAATCTATGGCACCATCAACTCAAAGGATGCACCAGATCTGCCATGGGGAGAAATAACTACAGCCAAACTAGTTCGCAATTCATGGGGTATCCATTACACGCATCAAAATTGCTTTGAGGTCACCTGTTACGCAGATGATTTAGAGATACCGGCCGCCGAGGTGCAGGCAGTCGCACTGTGGGACGCATTGCGCGATGTCTGCAACGCCACCGAGCGTTACGGTTACAACGTGATCGATGACTATGTAAGCGATGACGCGATTATATCCAACATGGAAAGCCTGGGCGATGTATTCCATTCCGATGGCCAGATCTACACGAGCACAGTGGTTCTATTATGACGACGATGGTACTCGCAGCTGCTCACTGGGATAAGGAATATTTCCAACGCGACGTTAAGTTCCGTATTGCGGCCACTGGTGAGCTAACGCACCGCGAGGGGAACCCACGACCATATTTCAGCATCACCGGACAAGTCCAGGAGCAACGCAAAAATTATCATTGGGCTGATGTCTCGGCCGGTGCTATCCATGAAGAAATACTGGAAGCATTCCCCGGCTTGGAGCCCTTGGTCAAAGTCCATCTATCTGATGATCTCGGCGTGCCGATGCATGCATATTCCAACGCCGCCTATTTCGCCGGTTGTTAC